AAAAGGTCTTGGATTCCTGGGCTCCACATACACTAACGAGGGTGCATGGAAAACTTTAGCCAAGTTTTCTGACAGCACAAAAGCCGATGAATAGTGAAACGACCCAATTTTTTCTCAGCTAAATCCATTGATAGGATATGGGACTACCAATCTGAATCTTATGTCAGATTATGGAGAGCAGTTCTTGATCAATTACTTCAAGATTTATTGTATGAAGGCAATGGCAAAGAAGATAGAAAAGCCCACATGTATTCGTGGAAATGGTTTGGGCAAGACAAAGAAGATTTTGAATCAGTGTGTGACTTAGCTGATTTAGATTCCGCAAGAACAAGAACAGAAATTAATAACTTAATGGAGAAGGTATATGGCAGTAACTATAAACGAAAATTTAAAGAAAGCGAAAGAGCTATTGAGTGGCGACAGAGAAAAAGAATACGGAAACAAAAAAGCAAATCATGAAAACATAGCTAATCTTTGGAGCGCTTATCTTAAAACAGATGTTTCTCCACATGACGTAGCCATCTGCATGCTACTATTAAAAGTTGCAAGACTACAACAAGGAACTCCTAGTGCTGATACATACATAGATATGGTTGGGTACTCTGCGATAGCAGGTGAGTTATGCGAATAATAAAAAATACGGAAATAGGTAAACACGATTTATCCAAGAACCAAATGAACTGGGTATACTGTGCTTTGGATTGCACACTTACTCATGAGATATGGACAAAGATTTATGAAGAGTTAGATGAAAATACAACAGCAACCTACCAGTTTGAATTAAATAGTTTAAAGCCTGCCATGAGCATGATGCTCAAAGGTCTTAGGGTTGATGAAGAAAAGGTTCGTAGTATAAAAGAACCACTTAAAAAGAATAGATTAAAACTAGAGCGCATGTTACATTTGTTTGCTAATGCTGTGTGGGGTAAGGATTTAAATCACAACAGCCCTGTTCAACTTAAAAAACTTTTATATGAAGAACTAAACTTACCACCTGTTGTTTCCTACAAGGGGGGCAAGCAGAAGATATCCACAGACAGAGCGGCGTTGGAACAATTATCAGAAACATATCCAAGAGCTAAACCATTTTGCTACACCATACTAGCACTACGCGATATCGACAAACACTTATCTGTACTAGCATCTACAAGAGATAAAGACGGACGTATTCGTTGCTCATACAATGTGGCAGGCACAGAGACAGGTCGTTGGTCTTCTTCAGAAAGTCCTTGGCGTACAGGCACTAACTTACAAAATGTGACTAAAGACTTACGTGCTGTATTCATACCAGATACAGGCCAGAAAATGTTTTATGCCGATTTAGAACAAGCGGAATCTAGAGCGGTTGCATACTTAGCTGGTGATCAAAACTATATAGATGTCTGTGAAAGCACAGACTTACATACAGAAGTTGTTAAGATGGTCTGGCCCAACATGGGTTGGTCTGGAGATCCTAAACAAGATAGAGCACTAGCGGACAAACCTTACTACTTGCATCACAGTTACAGAGATATTTGTAAACGAGCAGGACATGGTACTAACTATGGTGTTACGGCACACTCGCTTGCACGTCAGATTAAAATAAAAGTATCACAAGCTACAAGATTTCAGTTGCTTTATTTTGGTGGTATGGTATCATTAGAATCAGTAGAACGTTGGCATAAACAAGACATCAAGGGAGGCTTCAGAGAATTGATTGATCAAGGAGAAAAACTATCTGGCAACATGTTAAAAGTCAAGGGTGCCTTTTCTGGAATTAGAGACTGGCATCGTGCAATTAGATTGGAGTTAAATGAAAAGGGTTGTTTGACTACTCCATTTGGTAGACGCAGACAGTTCTGGGATAGACTTTCTGACAACTCTACACTGCGACAAGCCATCGCTTATGTGCCACAATCTACGATAGGTGACTTATTAAATCTAGGTTTATACAGAGTATGGAATGAGTTGGCTACAGAAGGTGTTGAAGTATTGGGACAAGTTCACGATGCAATATTAGGGCAATGCCCTGTAGGTAAGATAGACGAACTAATGCCTAAAGTATTAGAAAGAATGTACAATCCATTGATGGTCGATGGACGTAAAATGGTTATACCATCTTCAGTTGAGATTGGTGACACATGGAAGGATATGAAAGTATGGCAAGGAACTACCCCGACTACATAAAAGCTTGTACTGATGCAGTTAAATATAGCCCCATTCCTAAACCATTTGCACAATGGACAGCTATCTCATCAATCGCAGGCGCATTGGGAAGAAAAGTTTGGTTTCCTATGGCTAACTATAACATTGGGTCTAACCTATTTGTTATACTTATAGCATCACCTGGACGTAACAAGTCAGTAAGTTTAATAGTACCTTTCTCAAAAGTATTTAGCAGACTTACATCACCTGTAGGCGCAACAGAAGAAGATCATAATTTTAATTCTGGTTTAGATACATATGGATTGCGTAATCATCCTTTGTATTCTATACAAGATAGAATTACTCCAGAGAAACTCGCAGTTGATATGACTAAGATTACTCGTATGGATTTACGTCTATGTACTGAAGAGAACCCAGAGTTCTATGATTCATCTTTGACTTTAGTAACTTCTGAGTTTGGTACATTCATGGGCAGGAACGAAAGATACTTACAAATGTTTTTAACAGATATGTGGGATGCTAAAGATCAATACAGTCACAAGACAAAAACATCTGGAGAATATTTAATTGAAGGCCCTTGTTTAAATTGGATAGCTTGTGCTACGCCAGAACAGTTTGTAGATAACTTACCAGAAGATGCTAGATCACAAGGACTACTATCACGCATAATACCAATCTTTTACGAAGGCGAAAGAATACCACAAGATCTAAATCAAAAAGTTATTAGTGAAAGTATGCTCAACAATTTACGTAATGACTTAAGTCATATTGCTAAAATGTATGGGCCTATGACTTTTCACAAAGATGCTTTTGATAAAGCTAATGAAGATATTTTTCATAACTTAAAACCAGAACCAACTGACCCACACTTGTCAGAGTATTGCCAGAGACGTGTATCTCATTTCTTAAAAATAGCAATATCAGTATCTGCTTCAAGACGTACTTCTCGTGAGATCATGTTGGAAGACTGGGAACTAACTAAAGAAATTATGTTTGATATGGAACAGAACATGCCCAAAGCATTGGAAGGTTTTGGTATGGCTAGAACAGGGCGTATTGCTCACGACATGCGAGTTTGGTTGGATGCCACGCTTGCGGGTAAAAAGACACACATAAGTTTACGTGCCTTTAAACGAGAGTTACTAAGAAAAGTGCCCAATCCTGGTGAGTTAGATCAAACTATAAGAGCAATGGAAGACGCTGGTTACATAAAAGTTGATGGTAATTTAGTCTTTCCTTGTAAAAAGTGATTGATTGTTAAAATGAAAAATGTTATACTGCAAACTTTGCGTGTGAAAATAAAGGAAAATTATGAAATTAGAAATTGATATGACTAAAGATAATCTGCTGCCTCAAAATGCCCAGGATATCTTAAAAGATAGGTACATGTTACCAGAAGAATTAAGCCCACAGGAGTCTTTTGCTAGAGCTTGTATGGCATTTGCTGACAATAAAGCACATGCTGAGAGGCTATATAAATATGTATCCAATCTGTGGTTTATGTTTGCATCACCACTCTTATCAAATGGAGGCACTACCAGAGGTCTTCCTATTTCTTGTTTCTTAAATTATGTACCAGACAGCCGTGAAGGGCTAGCTGATCACTACAATGAAAACATTTGGTTATCCAGCATGGGGGGCGGAATAGGTGGCTATTGGGGTCATATTCGCTCACAGGGGCAGTCAACTAGTACAGGTAATAAAACCACAGGCGTAATTCCTTTTATGCACGTAGTGGACAGTCAAATGCTTGCTTTTAACCAAGGTTCTACCAGACGTGGTTCATATGCTAGTTATATGGACATCTCTCATCCAGAGATTGTTGAGTTTATTGAGATGAGAAAACCTACAGGTGGTGATATTAATAGAAAGAATTTAAACATGCATCATGGTATAAACATACCAGACAAGTTTATGAAAGCCGTAACAGAAGATTTAGATTGGGACTTGATTGATCCCAACAGTAAAGATATAGTACAAACAGTCAAAGCCAGAACTCTGTGGATTAAAGTCATGGAAACACGTATGCAAACTGGTGAGCCCTATCTGATGTTTATTGACACAGTTAACAAACACTTGCCCAAAGAATTAAAAGCTAAAGGTTTAAAAGTAAATCACTCCAACTTGTGTAGTGAAATAACTTTACCTACATCAGAAGATAGAACAGCAGTATGTTGTTTATCAAGTTTAAATTTAGAATACTTTGATGAGTGGTCTCAAGATGAAATGTTCCTAGAAGATATTATCCGTATGTTAGATAATACTTTAAGTAGCTTTATTAAGAGTGCCCCCTCTAGCATGTGGAGAGCATCCAAGAGTGCTGAGTCAGAACGTTCTATTGGTTTGGGAACAATGGGTTTTCATTCGTACTTACAAAAAAATAATATAGCTTTACAAAGTCCTATGGCAATGGGCCCTAACTTAAAAATATTTAAACATATTAAAAAACAAGCAGATCACGTTAATCTGTTATTAGGTAAAGAACGTGGTGAAGCGCCCGACATGAAAGGTTCTGGAAAAAGATTTGCACACATGATTGCTATTGCACCGAATGCAAGTAGCTCTGTTATATGTGGCAATACTTCACCAAGTATAGAACCCTTACGTGCGAATGCGTTTTCACAAAAAACATTAAGTGGTACTTTCTTAATTAAGAATAAGTACTTAGAACAATTATTAGAAAAGAAAGGAAAAAATACAAAAGATGTTTGGCAAACTATTATTACTAGTGGA